GGCTGATGCCCGGAAACATGGCGCTTCAGGCAGCAGGACTACTCATCGTGGCAGTTGCTCTTCAAGGAATTGTAAGAGCGGTTCAGCAAATGGGCGGAATGTCCGTTAAGGAGATCGCCAAGGGATTGATCAGTCTTGGTGCGGCTCTTGGAATCTTGGCTTTGGCTTTGATTCTCATGGAGGAGTCGCTTCCGGGAGCACTTGCTCTGGCGGTTGCCGCAGCAGGGATTGCGCTTCTTACTCCAGCTCTACTAGCTCTGGGAGGGCAGTCTTGGACCTCGATCATCAAGGGCATGGTAGCACTTGCCGGTGCACTTACGATTATCGGTATCGCTGCTGCCCTGATTACGCCCGCTATCCCGTCTTTGCTTGGATTTGGCGCTGCCATAGCCTTGATCGGCGTCGGCGTCGCTCTCGTAGGCGCCGGGATATTCCTAGTCGGAGCCGGGCTTAGCGCCATAGCCGTATCGGGTGCTACTGCAGCTGGTGTCCTGATGACCGCATGGGTTAGCTTTGTAAAGGGCATTACCGAGAATGCCAAGTTGTTGGTTCTCGGATTGCTGGAGGTTGTACAGGCATTTGCCGATACAGCTCCGGCATTTGTCGACTCTCTGGTCAAGATCATTACGGCGATGTTGGACGGAATCGTCAAGATCATGCCCAAGGTAGAGCCCGCAGTCATCGCGATTATCACAACGTTACTGAACATCCTTCACTCGCAGCAGGGACCGATTATCCAGGCAGGTTTCGATCTCCTGATCGCCTTGCTCGACGGCATCAAGAAGAACCTTCCACAAATCGTTACCGTGGTTGCGGACATCATCGTAGGGTTCTTGAACTCCTTGTCCAAGCAAATGCCACGCATCGGAAAAGCCGGTGGAAACCTCGTAATTAGCTTTGTCAAAGGAATCGCGGCATACTACGGCACAATCCTGAAAGCCGGAGTTGATCTGGTAGTCAAGATCCTTCAGGGAATTGCCAAAAACATCACCCGACTTGTCTCTGCGGGTGCAAACGTCATCCTCAGCATCGTACGAGGAATCGGAAACAACTACGGAAAGCTGATAACTGCTGGCGCAACCGCTATTGCCAACTTCGTTCGAGGACTTGGTAGTGCAAGTGCGAAGATCATCAGTGCTGGTGTAGCAGCAGCTACTCAGTTCATCAACGCACTCGTTCGGGGTCTTCTCAAGCTAGTTGACCGAGGAGCTCGAGCAATCGTCACGTTCCTGAACGGAATTGCGGACGCCATCGACAAGTACGAGCCGCAGATGATTGCTGCTGGTGGACGAATCGCCATCGCAATTGTTACCGGAATGGCAAAAGGTATTCGCGCCAACGTTGGAAACATTAAAGATGCTCTTCTCAGCTTGATTCCAGGTCCGCTGAAGAAATTCGCGGGAAAGCTGGGAATCACATCGCCCAGTAAAGTGTTCTACAAGTTCGGCGAGTACGTTGTTCTGGGATTTGCGAACGGCATATCCGAGAATAAGGGCGCTATCGTAGCTATGCAGAAAATGAGCGACGATATTATCAATACGGTTACGAGTACGTTCGAAATCGCGTCTGCGTCCAAGGTCATGTCACGGCTTGGTCGTGAAGTTGCCGCCGGACTTGCTCTTGGTGTGAAAAACGGGGCTGAGACAGAAGTTCGACAGGCACTCAAAGACGTGCAGTCAATGGTTGATCAGCAGATTGCTGACGCCAAGCAGAAGATCACTAAAGCAAAACAGGATCTAAACGTAGCCGAAAAAGGCAAGAAGCTAACTGCCGATCAAATTGCCGAGAACAAGAAGTTGAACAAGGTTATCGAAGAGAACAACAAAATTATTCAAAAATCCAAGCGATTCCACCAAGAACTTACCATTGAGATTGGTAAGCACAAGAGTCGCTTGATCGAGCTGTCCAAGGAATACGAGAAGACGTCGTCCGACTTGGAAACAGCTACGAATCTGTTCCAGCAATACATCGATCAGTACGACGATCTTCCTGAGATTCCGTCAGTAGACGAACAGGGTGCCGCGATTGCGGATCCTCTGTCAGCGTATATTAAGCAGCTTACCGATCAAGTCGGTGCAGTTTCTGCGTACAAGACGGTTCTCGAGCAACTCAAAGCATTGGGGCTGGACGACAAGACCTATCAGATGCTTCTTGATCAGGGACCTTCGGCCATAAACTTCGCCAAGCAGATTCTTGCTGGCGGCAAACCTATGGTCGATCAGATCAACACTCTCGACGGTCAGCTCGATACAGCCGCCGGTGATCTGGCAGACAATGCTGCGAAGGAGCTCTACGACGTCGGTGCGGCAACAGCCAAGGGATTCGTCAAGGGATTGCAGGATCATAAGAACGACATCTTGACGGAGATGGAAGGTATTGCTGACGCGATGGTTGATCGAATCAAGAAGAAGTTGAAGATCAAGTCACCTTCTGAGATCTTTGCGGAGATCGGTGTCCAATCGATGGAAGGCATGGCTCAAGGCTTCTCAGATTCATCCGCGATGACAAATGCTGTCGACGATGTCGCCCAGGACGCGTTGAATGCAATGCGGAAGAACATGCGTAACGTTTCGAGCGTTGTGAACGAAGAGCTCGACGTGAATCCGGTCATCACTCCAATTCTTGATCTGACTCAGGTTCAGAGTAAGAGCGCGGAGCTGGCCGCTCTGACCAACGTCAATGCTGTTGCCTCGTTCGGACATGCCGCCGCTATATCCTCGGAAAGGGCTCGGGCAGATGCCGATCAAGTTGCTGCCGTAGCCGAAGGATCGATAGTGAAGTTCGAGCAGAACAACTTCTCGCCCAAAGCATTGACTGCGGTCGAGATCTACAGACAGACGAAGAACCAACTCTCTCAGGTCAAGTCCGTACTCGCCATCGCGTAAGGAGGTCAGATGCTAACCGAAGTTAAGGCGTATAGTTCTTGGGAAGGCGCTCCTACGCTACTTCTAGACGAGAACGGCAGTGCAGAAAGTGACTTGATTCAGGTTCGAGAGATAACTGGACTAGATCCGGTAAAGGCGTCTGTCAACGTATCACCTTTCGGATCTGTAGATGGGTCGGCGTACGTGGGAAGCGATGTTATCAGCAGAAACATTGTCTTTACACTTCGTCCAAATCCCGATTGGGCCAATTGGACATACGAAGCACTACGCCGACTTATCTACCAATATTTCATGCCAAAGCAGCTGACTCGTTTGATATTCGAAAGTGACGATATTCCTCCGGTGGAAATTTCGGGGATAGTTGAATCTGTAGAAAGTAATATGTTCAGCTCTGATCCAGAGCTTCTTGTTTCAGTCATTTGCCCGGATCCATATTTCACGGCACTTGATCCTAAGTCTGTTTCCGGTACGGTGGTACGTCCAGGAGATCCAGACGAATTAGCACCTATAATCGTTTACGACGGAAGTGTCGAAACGGGTATTTACGTTCAGGTCAGTCAGAATACCGGAGCGCTTCCTACAAAAATCGGTATTCAAGTAGGAGACCCGATCATCTCAGATCTTCAAGTGGTTGCTGGTGTGTCGACGAACCTATATTTCGAGATGAGCTCCGTTCCTCTGAGTAAGTATATTCAGAACGTCGACTTGACTACGGGCGCCATTATCAATCTTCTATCCAAGACCCTCGTAGCTGAAGGATCCAAATGGCCGGTCTTGCAGCCAGGTCCCAACCGAGTTATCGTCAGTTCGGACGGGGGAACACAGGACTTCGAAATTAGATATTACGAGAAGTTCGGAGGTCTATAGTGAATCTCTACACTCTGGACCGAAATTTCAATAGGATCGGCTTCATCGATGTTTTTCACTCAGCTATCTGGACTGAACGATATTTGGGAGATAGTGATATCGAGCTCGTAGTTCCAGCAACAACCGAGATGGTTCAATTACTTCCCGAAGGTATATTTGTCGGTTCCGATGGTTCGGACGAAGTCATGATTATCGAGTCACTAAGCATAGAAGAAGGTAAACTTAAAGCTATTGGGAATTCTCTTCTAGTGTGGTTGAACAATCGATTCGTTCGATATTCGTCGACTCAAGATGCACGAACATTTCAGTTTAATCCACCTATGACGCCGGGCCAAGTGGTATGGCAGATCATTCGAAATTCGTGTCATAGAGATAGCGTACATTTGCAGCCGGGCGCGACGACTATGGGTATCTCGCATCCGGAGCAATTGGCAATCCAGGAATTAGATCTTCTCGACGTGGATAACTCGGGAGACGCCATTACATTTGTCGTTGAATATGGACCTGTTTATGACTGTATCCAGCAGATCGCTTCCGATTATAACATTGGAATGCAGCTTCTACTAGGAGATAACCCCGTTCTCGGCTTTCGTAGTTATAAAGGCGTCGATCGAACAACAGGACAAACCGAGGTGCCGCCAGTTCGATTCTCTCCGCAAATGGATTCCTTGACCAACATCAACGAAGTTCGTTCTATCGCAGCACTCAAGACCAAGGTATGGGCGTTTACAGGAAGCGATATGGGCACGTTGAACAGTCAGCCACCAGGAGAAGCTCATTTGACTGGTGATCAATACGTTGGTTTTGATTTGCGCGCTATGGTGGTGATGGCGCAAGAAATTCAATCGGGTGATATTGGAACTGACGCCACGAAACTTGCTGCAGCTCTAAAAATCGCAGCTCAGAGTGGTTTGGCATCTAGTCCTTATCAAAAGCTTGTAGATGGAGAGATCGTTCCTACTGCTCAATTTCAGTACGGACGAGATTACAATTTAGGAGATCTTATCGAAATACAGGGATATAGTGGAATTGTCGGGACCGCTCGAGTTACTGAATACATCCGTACACAGGACGAAACAGGGGAAAAGACATATCCTACCGTTACGATGCTGGATTAGGAGGTTGAATGGCGCCGCTAATATGCGTTGTTATTTTCTGTATGGGTGTAATCGTGGGTTTCTTTCTCAAAAGGCTATTTACGCATCCTACCGGCACTATCCTCGTAACGGAAGAGGACGAAAAGACGGTATATTCCCTTGAACTGGACGAATACCCCGAAAGACTTGCGTTTCGTAAAGAAGTAGTCTTCAAGGTGGACTCTTCTCAGGTAGATCTCAGTCGCGAATGAAACAACTCCTATAATGAGACCTATCTAAGGAGGTTATTTTGGCCGAGACAGAGCTAACTGGGCTCGAACTCGCTTACGACCAAGCCGTTCGAGAGCTGTTGTTCAAGCAGGTAGGCTCAGAAGATTATGACAAAACATTGGAGCATGTATCCAAGATTCATGGACTGTTGAGAGAAGAAAAATCAACACGAGTGAGTCGGGATACGCTCGCAGTGATTGGAGCGAATCTTCTGGGCATCCTGATGATCATCAAGCACGAGAACATCAACGTCGTGACGTCAAGAGCTATGGGACTGCTTCTGCAGGCACGAGTAAAGAACTAGAAGGAACTCAAGTATGAGGGGCCGCGTAACAGCGGTCCTTCATATTTTTTGTCAAATTCGCAGAAATTACAAGGGCTATAGTGAGATGGAGGACCTTGAGTTTTCAAGGATCTGTACCGTCTTCCAGTGAGATGGAGGATCTTATCTAGGACCGATAAGAACTAGACGCCAGGAAACGTCTTGACCGATCTCACACTTTTTATTCGCAGAAATTACACATCGTATTATGAAAGATCAAACTATTAAGGAGAATCATGTCAGAAAGATATGTAATCGAATGGGAAGGACTTCATGCTGAAGTTTGGACCGATGAAGACGGAGAAGCTCATATGGAGTTCACCGCCGACATCCCGTCCGAAGAAGCTGAAGTCCTTGCCCAGAGGATTGCAAAGACTATCGGAATGAATCCCGAGAATATTGCGATCATCGAACAAGAGAGCTCGTACTAGGGCTCTCTTTTTTCGCAGAAATTACACATCGTATAATGAACCCACTATCGAAAGGATTACAATGAATTACGATCTGATCAATATGCGAATCAAGGAGATTGCTGAACTGGATGCGGCCACCGAGAGAGAAGGATTTCTCGTCGGCTTGCTTACCGGAACTGCAAGACATCTCTTGGTCGACAAGATGATCAACGAGATCATTGAAATGCACGAGAGTGAAAAAGTGAGAGCCACCTAAGGCTTTCACTTTATTTTTCTCAAATTCAAAAAATCCCCGGGGGGAAATTTCGCTACAACTCGCAGATATTACCACGCATATAGTGAAACCTAATAAGGAGAAATTATGTTCAATCTGGATGAGTTTCGCGACAACCTCGCGGCGCTTATCGCTGATACTGATCAACTTCAAGCCATGATTGATTATGGTCGTCTACAGTATAAAGACGATCCCATGATCATGAAAGAGCTGGATGTGACTCAGGAAGAAGCGAACAAGTGTCGTGAAGCAATCGCGTTTGCACAATCACAGATCGACAGTCTTTCCTAGTAAGGAAGAAGGGAGAGCCAAAACAACGGCTTTCCTTTTCGCGAACATAACTGCTCCTATAATGAACCGTAATCTATCAAGGAGTTAGAAATGCGTTATGGATTCGGAAAGTTCATCTTCGATTGCCTGATGACCGTCATCACTGGCGGCTTCTGGCTGATCTGGGTGTTCATCCGTGAGATGCGCAGGACAAAGACCCCTGCGTGGTAGATAAGTTTGAAAGGGGAGCCAAAACAACGGCTTTCCTTTTTCGCAAGAAAAACACATCGTATAGTAGAGAGGTAGGCTCTATACTTGATATAGACAGGACTCCGTGAGCATTGCGGAACTTCGCCTCTCTTTTTATTTTCTATGCGAGGAGAGACGTGGATCACAACGTGAACTTCCCAAATGTCGAAGAAGTCAAGAGTCATGTGCAGTCGAACAAGAAGCTTTACGTTGGACTTGGCGTGGGGATTCTTGTTGGTTTGGCGTTGCGTAGGTCGCCGCAGATCATCACCACGATTCATATTCCACCGGTTTCGTAGTTCGCAAGAAAAACAACTCATATAATAGAAGGGAGGTGTCTTCGTGAGAAGATACTTGCGCGATACAGCGCGATCCCTTCTTTTTGTGTCTCCCTAAGGAGGTGATCATGTACCCGATCTTTATTCAAGAGCCCAAGCGATACGGGTTCTTTAATTTCGTCTTCGACTGCTTCATGGTCTTTCTGACCTTGGGGCTGTGGTTGATCTGGATCTTCTGCCGTGAGATGCGCAAGAAAAATACGGCACCGTGGCCATACGGCTAACGTCCCCTAAAGTGAAAGGCATAAGATGAACGCACTTGGACTGGCTGGGATAGCCCATAAAGCTAAGTTTCTCATGAACGAGAACATGCCTACGATTTTGACGGGTGTAGGCGTTGTTGGTACAGGTGCGACCGCATATTTGACGGGTCGTGCATCGTTCAAGGCCGCTCGTCTCCTCGATCACAACCAGATCATGCATTACGAGAAGACTGGTGGAGAAGAGCCGTCAAAGACGCAAAAAGTCAAGCTTGTCTGGCGACACTATATTCCGCCAGCAACTGTGATGACTGGCACAATGGCTGCAATCATCATGGCCAACAAGGTCTCGTCCAGGCGAATCGCTGCCCTAGCGCTCGCATCTGGGATCACCGAGCGTGCTTTCTCGGAGTACAAGGAGAAAGTGTACGAACGACTGGGAAAGGGTAACAACGAAAAGGTTCGGGAAGAGATCGCCCGAGACCGGATCTTGAAGAACCCGCACGATACGAGTCAAGTGATCATCACGGGTAACGGGGACGTTCTCTGTTATGACATGTTGACTGGTCGATATTTTCTGAGCTCGGCTGAGAAGCTCCGAAAAGCAGAGAACCGAGTTAACAAAGAGTTGAACAACTTCATGTACGCAAGCTTGTCGTTGTTCTACGAAGAAGTGGGCCTGCCTCCAACGACGTACACGGATACCGTGGGTTGGCAGGGTAACGAGAATCTCGAAGTCAATCTCACGACCGTGTTGTCCGACGACGAGAAGCCATGCTTGGCGGTGGACTTCACGCCTCTCCCTACGTCAGACTACACAAAGCGACTGTACGACTGAAGAGAATGGCCTAGGGGGTGCTGCGATGAGTAAAAAACGAAAGAACGAACACGGATACACGCCTCGTCAAGCTGCAGAAGATGCTAGAGAAGATATTCACGAAGGCTCAGGGCCTGGACCTGGACCATCTGGAAATCCCTTTGCTATGGGATATATCAAGATGAGATCCGAGGAAGCAACACTCATACAATGCCCTGACTGTGGTTTTTCAAAAGGACGACATTCAAGGATGTGTCCCAACGGAGGGTAGGATTTGCTCAAGAAAACGATCACCTACAAGGACTTCAATGACGAAGAGGTAAGTGAGGATTTCTATTTTCATCTCTCACGTGCCGAACTCGTCGAGCTAGAGATGAGTCATCGGGGTGGTCTGTCCGTCGCCTTGGAGCGCATCATCGCTTCCGAGGATAATAAGAGCATTATCACCGAATTCAAGAACATCATATTGAGCTCGTATGGAAAACGGTCAGACGATAACAGACGCTTTATCAAGAATCAAGAGCTTCGTGACGAGTTTGCATCTACAGAGGCATATTCCGCGCTGTTCATGGAATTGGTCACGGATACGGATGCAGCTACGGAGTTCATCAACGGGATCATGCCTGCGGGTCTAGTGGAAGAAACTCAGCAAGCAATGGAACAACGAGGTGAGCTGAAAGAAGTCAAACCAAAACTCTCCGATACAGAGCTTGCTCAACTGTATAAAAAACCAGTTAGTGAATTGGATCCCGATGTATACGATCAACTTCAGGATTATCGACGACGTCTAGCCGCTGGAGACGTTGAAGTGGTAGAATAGCTCTTTTTAGAGTGGGTTTTCGCAGAAAAAACATACCGTATTATGAAAGCCCACTACAAAGGAGTTTTTCATGCCAACATTTGCTGTTGCCCGTTGGGCGACTTCACGCATGGTTGGATACGTTGCTGGTAGAGCTGCCAGCGACCGTTTCAGGAAATTCAAGAAGCCGGAGTCAAAAGTGCAAAACATTGCATTCCAGACTTCAGCCTTGATGATCGCGATTCTGGTCGCTGTGGTAGTTGCTACCGCAACGGAGTCCGCCATCGATGCAGTTACGCCCGACAGTTGGAACAACAACTAGGCAAAGACCCAAGTAGTACAAGAGAGAGCCATCTACGGCTTTCTCTTTTTCTTTTCGCCAAAAAGCTAGGAGTGAAAATGTCAAACGGGGTTACTCTCGTTAAGCTAGGCGTTCATATCGTTGCAAGCGTTGGCGTTTCGAAGGTTGTCAAAGACATCATCATGAACAACACGAACGTCATGACCACGGCCGATGGTGTCAAGGTCATCGCGGGAAGTCTCGTTCTCGGATCGATGATCGCCGAGCACGCGTCGAATCACGTCAATCGGCAGTTCGACAAAGCGTACGACTGGTACCAGCGTCGCGAGGCGGAAAACAATGGAGCATCCTGATTTTCCGTCAAACAGCGATGCAAGTCGAAATGAACCCGAAGACAAGAAGATCGAGCGCGTTATTTCGGGTGAAGCACGAAGAAAGAAGCCGTCCATCGGAAAACGATTCAAGGACACGTTCATTGCGGGTACGGTGCGATCGACCGTAAGCTACGTGGCTTTAGACGTTCTACTTCCTATGGCAAAGGACACGGTCGTTGAAGTCGTGGAGCAGGGTATTACGAAGTTGATCTTCGGTGATGGACGTAGGCGCCGCGGATCTGTGCCTCCGCCGTCGGGTCCGACTGGGTATATCAATTACTCACGATATTCGGGCCCAATGGGTGACAGGATGTCTTCTGCATCACGAGCAATGAGTCGACGAGCTCGAGCATCACACGATTTCGACGAAATTGTTCTTGACTCGAGAACGGAAGCCGAAGAAGTAATCGACAGACTATACGACTTGGTGAGTCGCTATGAATCAGCATCAGTTGCAGACCTTTACGAACTTGTTGGCCTTGGTTCCTCGCATACCGATCATAAGTGGGGTTGGACGGATCTTCGCGGGGCAGGGGTTTCTCGAATCCGCGATGGTTACCTACTGGATCTCCCAGACCCAGATCCCCTCGACTGAGGAAGTTGTCGACGCACTAAAGGAGATCGACTATGGCCTCGATGACGGATCAGCAAATAAGGAACTCCCTGAAGGAGATTTATCCGAACAGTAGTGGTTGGCATCGAAAAGTCGACGAGATGTCAAAGAATCAGGCATTCGCGATCTACATGCGATTCAAAGAGCAAAGGAAGAAAGAAGCATTCGAAAATCTGTACGTGCAAGCCACCTTATTTTAAGGAGTTATGATGAAGTTCGTTCCAGCAGCGATCTCAAGGCAGGTCGCCCATGGAACGTTGCTCGCGTCTAAGAGTTCTCCAGAACTTCTCTTTGCCGCGGGCATCGTTGGCATGGTGGGAAGTACAGTCCTCGCGTGTCGAGCGACGTTGAAGGCCGATGTAATCTTGACCGAAGCGAAAGAGAAGGTAGATCTCGCAAAGAATCTGGAGCACGACGACTATAGCGAGATGGATCGCAAAAAGGATCTCGCGCTCGTTCGTTATCAGACTGGCGTCAAGCTGGTAAGGGCGTACGCTCCCGCGATTGTCGTAGGTGGACTCTCAATCGCTGCTCTAACGAGCTCTCATGGAATCCTGACAAGGCGGAATGCAGGTCTGGCGGCTGCATATGCTGCACTCGACAAGGGCTTCAGAGAGTATCGAGCTCGTGTGGTGAACAAGTACGGCCCAGAAGTAGACCAGGAATTGCGCTACGGGACTCGTGAGATCACGACAGAGGATCCCGAGACAAAAGAAAAGAAGACGGTTGTACGAGTAGGGCCAGGAGGAGAGTCGATTTATGCAAGGTTCTTCGACAATCATTCTCCGAGATGGAGCAAAGAGCCCGAGTACAACCTGATCTTTCTGAAAGCGGAACAGAACTATTGCAACGATATTCTCATCTCTCGCGGACATTTGTTCTTGAACGAAGTCTATGCGAGATTGGGATTGCCTCATACCAAAGCCGGGGCTGTGGTTGGCTGGCTGCATCAAAAGCATCATCCACACTCTGACAACTACGTTTCATTCGGGGTTTTCGAAGGTCAGACCATGAAAGCTCGAGATTTCGTGAATGGGTTCGAGGGATCCATTCTTCTCGATTTCAATGTCGATGGCGTAATCTACGACAAAATCGATAATCCGGGAGAAAGGTTGTCATGGCAGTTGAATCCGTAGCCAACCAGGCGGCTGATCATATCGAAGAAGTTGCCGAAGTTGCTCGACAGATCAACACGCATTTCATTCAAGGATTTGCCGTCGGTGCAGCGTTTGGCGTTGCTGTCGGTTTCGTCTTTGGATATCGTTTCAATCGAGCAAAAATTCGAGCTGAAGTTCTCAAAGAAGCGCAAGAAGACATGGTTCAAGTTCGGATGTACTACCACAACAAATACGAAGCCGATCCACCAGAAGCAGGAGAGGCGATGGACGAAGAGCGTATCGTCCCGCAGAAGCCGTCTCTCGATTCTGTTGTCGAAGAGCGCATGACACGACCGCCAGTACCCGTCATGGAACCAATGGTTGACAAAGCACGTGAAGTTCAGTACCCAAAGGCCCGCGAGACCGCAAAAGAACCGGACCTCGGTTGGGATTACGGTAAGGAAATGCAAACCCGTAGCCCGAATCATCCGTACGTCATTCATCAGGAAGAGTTCAACAACAACCAACTAGAGTTCCAACATCAAACATGGACGTACTATGCTGGTGACGATATTCTCGCCGACCAGGATGACGAGGTTGTCGTGCGTCCCGAGTTGGTTGTAGGCGAAGAGAACCTGAAGAAATTCGGGCACGGATCAGACGATTCGGACGTCGTCTTCGTTCGCAACGAACGAATCGGAGTAGAGTTTGAGGTCTGCAGATCATGGAAATCCTACGCTACAGAAGTTCAGGGTGTAGATCCAGAAGAGCGTGTCCTCGATGAAGATCAAGACGAACAGAGATCGTGAATATTTCGAGTGGTTGACATCCCAGATCAAAATTCCCGCAGGGAATCGAAACACGTACTTCGATCTTTTCGAACGACTACATGAGACCGAGTTCGTTTGGATCGTACAAGGTGATGACAATCGCATCATGGATGCTCTCGATCTTCGATCAGAGTTCATCCGTGGATGGAAGGCCGAAAGACGTCCAGTATCGGTTCTTGAGTTGCTGATTGGAGTCAGTCGGAGAACAGCTTGGGTTGCGGGTGGAGAAGCCCCTCGGTGGGCTTGGGAGCTTCTCAAAAATCTGCGATTGAACAAGCTCTCCGATCCTTGGAACGGGGCAAAAGCGGAAAGAGGCGATCGTATTCTTGAAGACTTCATCTGGAGAACATATAAGCCAGATGGTCAAGGAGGCTTCTTTCCGCTCCAGTTCCCAAACACCGATCAGAGACAGCTCGAGATCTGGTATCAAATGCAAGCATATGCGATAGAGCTTGCCGCCTAATGAGAAGGGAGGGCGATGGACTTCTATCAGATCCGGTCTAGAGAAACGAAAGATAAGCGTATGGAATTGTACCCTGATTTCATCGTCGGACGTTCTCAGGATCTGATGGTTCAAGGACGGACCTTTTATGCAATCTGGGACGCGGAAAAAGGTCTTTGGTCTCGTGATGAGTACGACGTGCAGCGGCTTGTAGACGAAGAGTTGGAAGCTGAAGCCGATAGGCTACGTCAGGAAACTGGCATGAACTATATCGTGAAGTACATGCGATCGTTCCAGAGCAATACATGGGCGAAGTTCAAACAATTTCTGACTTATATCAGTGACAACAATCGTTCTCTTGACTCCAAGGTTCTGTTTTCAAATTCTGAAATAACAAAACGGGACTACGCGAGTAGGTACTTGAACTATCCCATAGAAGAGGGCGATATTTCTGCTTGGGATGAGCTCGTTGGAACGTTGTATTCAGTAGAAGAGCGGGCAAAGATCGAGTGGGCTATCGGATCCATCGTGGCTGGAGATTCGAAGAAAATTCAAAAATTCTTCGTATTCTATGGCCCCGCTGGATCCGGTAAGTCTACTATCTTGAACATTCTGCATAAACTGTTTGACGGCTATACGACGGCGTTCGATGGAAAAGCTCTCGGACGTTCGGAGACCAATTTCTCTACGGAAGCTTTCAAACACAACCCTCTCGTTGCTATTCAACACGATGGTGATCTGTCCAAACTTGAAGATAACACTCGGCTGAATTCAATCGTCGCCCATGAGCAGATGGTCATCAACGAGAAGTATAAGCCGAGTTACACTGCTAGGGCCGACGCTTTGCTTTTCATCGGCTCGAATCAGCCTGTTAAAATCACGGACGCCAAATCAGGAATTATCCGAAGATTGATCGATATTCATCCTACGGGTGTTAGGATTCCTATTCGGCATTATACGCACTTACTCGAGCGGATAGATTTCGAGTTAGGCGCGATTGCAAAGCATTGCCTGAACGTATATTTGAGCATGGGTAGAAACTACTACAATGGCTATCGACCGTTGGAAATGATGCTGCAAACAGACGTCTTTTTCAACTTTATCGAAGCCTATTACGACGTGTTCAAATCCCAAAACTACACGACCTTGAAACAGGCATATGGTTTGTACAAAGAATGGTGTTTGGAAAGTGGTATTGAGCGACCTTTGCCTCAGTACAAAATTCGTGAAGAGCTACGTAACTACTTCGATGAATTCCTAGACCGAGGTGAAGTAGATGGAGAACAATTACGAAGTCTCTATTCTGGATTTAATGCTGACAAGTTTAAATTTCCTAAGGAAAGTAGCGAGGAGCTACCGGCATTTTCTCTGGTTATGGGCGAAACTGATTCACTCCTTGATCGTGAGTTTGCGGATCAGCCTGCGCAGATCGCAAATTCAAAGGGAGTTCCTGGACGAAAGTGGGAAAATGTTAAGAAGACTCTTTCAGCTATTGACACAAAGGAACTCCACTACGTAAGGGTACCCGAAAAACATATCGTCATCGACTTCGACTTGAAGGAGACGAACGGCGTTACTGCGCTCGAACGAAATCTCGAGGCCGCGAGTCAATGGCCACCCACGTATGCCGAGCTCAGCAAATCTGGCGAAGGAGTGCATCTTCATTACAACTATGAAGGGGATCCTTCTCAGCTAGCAACCGAATACTCCGAGGGCATCGAGATCAAGGTGTATACGGGAGATGCTTCGTTACGTCGCAAATTGACGATCTGTAATGCCGTTCCAATTGCGACGATCAATAGTGGGCTCCCTCTTAAGAAGAAGGAGAAGATGCTTAAGGCTAAGACGATTACAAGCGAAAAGGGTCTTAGGGATCTAATCGAGCGAAATCTCAAGAAAGAGATCCATCCTGGCACCAAACCATCAATTGACTTCATCGCGCATATCCTCGAGGAGGCCAATGAATCCGATCTTAAGTATGACGTCACAGATCTACGTCCACGCATTTTAGCGTTCGCCAACAACAGCACGCACCAAGCTGCCACATGTCTGAAAACCGTTCAGACGATGCGCTTCAAATCCGAGGAGGAGCTTGAGTCAGATGCTGTTGTCGATGTAGACGACGAACGAATGGTTATATTTGACATCGAGGTCTATCCCAATTTGTTTGTCGTTTGTTGGAAATTCAGAGGAGACGACCACGTTACTCCGATGATCAATCCGTCACAGGCTGAAATTGAAGCCTTGACCAAACTAAAGCTAGTGGGGTTTTACAATCGGCGCTTTGATAATCATATACTCTACGCTGCTTTGCTTGGGTATAGCGTTGGGCAACTTTATGATCTGGCACGGAAGATTGTTATAGACAACAATCGCAACGCTATGTTCGCGCAAGC